GACTGTGACCGTACCAACTGAGCCTGTAGCAGAAACACTGGTAGGGAAGACATTAACATTAGCTGTAACAACTGTGACGGTGCCTACCGACCCAGTAGCAGAAACACTGGTAGGGAATACGTTGGCCTTCCCCGTAACAGATACAGTACCTACCGATCCAGTCGCGGAAACACCGGTAACAGATACGCTAACGCCGCTGCTGGGCGCAACCGTAGGGTCCCTAAGCCAAACGTCATTACCGCTCGGTGTGGCGGTGGATAGCAGAAAGACGTCATTCCCCGCCATAGTTTACACCTTTAGCGCGGAGTTAGATGGACTCCCAAATCTCGTAGTTGTGGACGGTCATAGAACCGGTAGCGACGGTCTGGGTAAAGAACATATCCACCGCGTTCGCCGCCGTGTTGTCGAAGCCGGTGCCTACTGCGGGCGCGCCGACCGGGCACATCAGAACGCCGTTACCGCCCGCCGTATTGGCGGAAGCGCCAACCACCGCTTCCGAGGTAAACTTGCCAATGCCGAACAAGGTGGTGCTGGTCGAGGTGCCGACCGCGCGGCAGGTCAGGTCAACCTCCAGATCGAAAGGCACCGTGGTCTTGGCCACGATGTTGAGGTTCAGCGCGCCGGTATCGAAGGCGACGATGGTCCCCGAGGGTCCCGTGCGAAGGTCGAAGCGAGCGGTGCCCGGTGTGGTCACAACGCACGAGATACGCCCCTGCAGCTTGATCTTCCACTGTTTTCCGATGAACCAGTAGTTGTTCGGCAGGATCAGGCGGCTCGCAACCGGGATGCACGAGGCAGCTGCGGCGGCGGTCAGCGTCGGGCCATCAGAAGAACCGATGACCAGCGGGACGAAAGAGGAGGGATTAGGGTACATGGTGCTTTCCTTTAGTTAAAGAGTGCGGCCTTGGAGTGCGGCGAAGTAAGTGATACAGGAGGCTAGTTCTTCGGTATTTAACTGGCGGTCGATAAGCACGGCCCCGCTGAAACGCCCACTCATGCACTGGCCCCGTGACTTTACGTTCATGAGAGTGAGCAAATCCCCTCCCAAAGCAGGCGAAAAACCATGCGCCGTAGTCGAGGCGGCAGCGCTGTCGAGTTGCGCCGTTACGAGTGTCGGGGTGAGGCCCCCGGTCCAAACATAATCCGTTCCGACTGTTAGAGTTTGGTTGGGTGTGTTCACGGTGTTATAAACTACCGTATAGGGTCCCGCGCCCGTTCCCCCACCCTCACAGGGGCCTATGCCGATTGACTGCAAGGAGTTGTAGTATGCACTGGCGCCACCAGTAAGCACCATGCCGGAGGCGTAGTTTTGATTTCCCGCGAGAACCCGGAGCGCCATTACCAAAGTAAGATTGGCCCCTGTTATGGTAGAACTAGGTACTAATTCCATGAACTGGTTGGATGACGCCGTGAATTGCGCATACGGATTGGTGCCGGTTACCCAGACGGGTTGGTTGCCCCCTGTTGCCTGCAAGAAGTGGTTGTTATTCCCCGACTGGTCGTCAATGCGAGCGATACTCGCCCCATTGGTAATCGGCGTCGTGCCCGCTGTATTCGCCCAAGTATGGGTAACATCCGCAACCCAAAAACCCCCCTTGTTGCCTTGGAACAGGTTTGCGGGGTTGAAAGGCAGGGTGCTGTTGGCGCTCAGTGTGTTGACAGTAGTCCCTGCGACATCCGGTGAACCCGGCTTGTAGGCAACCAGATAGAACGGGGCTGGGCTGGGATTGGCAAAAGTGAAAACGCCGTTAGCGTCAGATACCGCGCCGCCAAGTGGTGCATCGCTACTCGTGGCGAATATCTCGACGCGGCAACTGCCGAGGATCGTACCTGTGCTGTCCCGGGTAACACCCGACAGGTAGTTGTTCTTCGCAACACCCTTGCTGCGATAGACAACGGTGCCGATCTGCCCCCACTGGTTGCCCTTGAATGTCTGTGGGGCCTGCGAGTTAAGGCCGTTCAAATTTCCGGGCAACGAGAGCGCGCCGCGCCAATTATCCGCACCGCTTTGCGCAAATGGGCGGAACGTGGTGGGGACAAAGCTCATACTACCTCTCCCCCACTACAGCAGCACCTGCGTCTACCCATGCTTGGCCTAGGGCGCGGCAGGACTCCGCACGCACGGTGTTCGTGGCGAAGTCACTAAGCTCCTTGTTGGTAACGACAACCAAGTCGGGTGTTCCACTGGCACTAACAGCCAAGCTGGTATCACTAGGCACGGTGGGGGTGATGGCTCCGCTGGCCGCACTACGAGGGCATGCTGGCACCCGGTGAGAAGCAGCGTACCTAGCAACAGCGTCGTTAGCACTCGCAAGAGCTTGGCTGTGGGCATTACTACTTTCCTTAGCTATATTGTTGTTGCTCGCTGCTACCTTAGCATTGAGCGCATCCTGCGCGGCTTTCGCCTTTTTCTGGGAAGCGGCATATGTCACCTCAGTAGAATGAAGTACTTGCTCCGCCTTGGCTTTGCCGTGCCAGCCCAAATACCCCCAGACTGACACGGTAACCAGCGCGACGATAAGGATGTGCGTAGTGGAAGCCAACACCCAGTTAAGGGCTGAGCCGAACCAGCTGCGCACCTTTAGCAAGATGAGAGCCCAACTCACTTGTTCGCCTCTGCGCTAGCCGTATCCATCGCGGCTTGGGTCGCCCGCGCTGTAGCGACGTTGCGATCTTTGACCGCCGCTGCACCAGCGATTGAACCTACTGCTACGCCCAGCCCGGCAGGGAAAGCAAGGCAATAGGCTGTTACGTCAAATATTTGCCCGTTGTGCAGTACGTTCCATGCCACAAAGCCGTTGGCCGTGATGATGTAAACAACTGACCCCGCCGCACCGACAACACGGGTAATCTCAAACTCGCCAGTAATACCGCGAAGCATATTGGAAATAGCAGTCATGGCGTTGCGTACAATGCGGCTTCAGCCGCCCGCCTCCGAACCAGCCCTGTCATTACCTGCCCGTTACCGTGGCACCACTTAGCAAACTCAAGCTTGGCTACGGCGAAGTTACGACTGTTGTGCATACGAAGAAGAGTAGACGTCTGCAGGTTGCGTCTACCGCAGTTGAACGCAAATGAAACAAGTGCAGCGAACTGATTATCCGTACACTCGGGTGCAACACGCTCCACAAACTCTTCTGCTGTCTCCAAGTCACCAAGGAGTAGATCAGTAGCTTGATCTTGGGTAATAACCTGTCCGGGATGGACGTCGTGCCCAGTGTGGCCGTATCCAATAGTCCACGGGTCCCCGTGGGTAGCGGGGTCCGGATACGCCTTTAGCTTCAACCCCTCGAAGTTGCGTATCAGGTCAAGCCCGGCTTTGTTAATCTGCCGTGTCACATCTTCCTCCGCCGAAAGGCCATTAGGAAATCCTGATAATAGCCGCACTATTAGAGGCTGTCGGGAAGATGATGGTGAAGTCACCCGCCGTCGAGGTCTTATCCGCGCCAAAATCCAACGCGGCCACAGCAGCGTTAGTCAGCGTGGTATTCGCCGTACCGTTAGCCGAAGGTGTAGTGTTGTAGATCAGCGCGCCGCGAGCCGTAACCGTAGCGTTTGTAAACGTCAGGTTACTGAAGGTCGTATAGCCCGTACCAGCCGAGGTAGAAGTGTTCGAAGCAGTCACGCCGCCATTAGTCAGTGTGCCGCCGCCAGCAGTGTAGTTGGTGCCCGTAGTTTCGTTGGTAGCCGTATAGGCAGTCGTGTTGGCGTCAATTGTGGCCGACGAGGTGTACATAGCTAACTTAAAGGTGTCGCCACCAGTACTACGGAAGTCGTGCACAGCTAGCAGTATCTCAGCCTTAAAGCTGGTCGTCATTGATTGGGTAATAGCCACCGTAAGTCTCCTAGATATCCATAAGTTTCACAAGCTCAGGAAACCCAGCTTTAGTAAACTTGGCTGCCAGAGTTACGTTACGCGAGCGCATAGCCTCACGCATAAAGTAAATAAGCACTTCGCGCAAGTTTTCTTGGAAAGCGCGGGCCTGATCTGCAATCACCGGGGGCGCGTTATCGCCTACGTTAATGATCTGGTTAAGGGCACGTTCTGCAAGTTCTTCAGCCGAAAAGCCACGACCGTTAGTGGTCATAACCTGCACAGTGCCGACAGCGGAAGAAAGTTCAGTAAACATTATATCACCTTACTGGATAGCGGATTTGAGGTGTACGATACATATCCTGCCTATTTTTGCCTTCACTCAGTTCCTTGAGGAGCGCAAGGGCTTCGTCATAGCGCTTCTGGTATCCAGCGATAACGTCGGCTTCACCCTTCATGAAGGTATACGCTTCTAACAACGAGCCATACAGCAGCACGCTATCAAAGTTGTCACCAAGCCATGACGTGCTCGCAGTGACAATCGACTGCGGATAATAGAAGTAGTGCAGTTCAACTGAGTAGTTTGCGTCCGGCGTCGGGCCAAGAATATACGAGTTCTGGTCAAAGAACGAATAGTGAGTGGGCGTACCATAATCCGCAATCGCAGTAGACGGAAATGACTCACGAATGAAGTTCACATCTTTGTTGAGCAGGTAGCTGTAATTGCCGCTCGTGTCGATTACCGCCAGTGAGAAGTTAGCGAGCCAATCAGAGGGTACGCTAAGATACTTGTTACCCAGCGTGCAATTACCCGTCACGTTCTTGCGGAGGTCCAGCATCTGGACGGAGTTAAATACACGCTGCTCTGCTTCTTGGATGAAGGTATTGATCTGTTGCGTAGACGTCAGACCGCCAGACCCCGCCGTGTCCGGGAAGTCATTCTCGGTGTAAGCCTTGATGGTCGAAACAAGCGTAGCGTAGTTCATGGGTTACCCCATCTTCGTGCTGCTGCTGTTCCCACGAGTGGTGTTCTTAGTACCACGGGTACGCAGCGTCTGGGTGTTGGCGATCTTGTTCGGGTAGCCGTTCTCGCCAAGACTAATATCCGTGCCACCGGACATCGTGTGTGGTTGGGCGTATACGCTGGCAGGGCCAACTTCACTGCCGCCCTTTTTCATGCTGAACTTAGCCATTTTTCACCACCTTTACTGGGTTCTGCTTGATGGACTTCCCAGACTTCTGGTTAGCGATCTTAGCAAGGTTGCGCCCTAGCTTCCGCATCTGCTCGTTAGTCTTACCACCCTTAGCCATAACCTACTCCTACGT